TTCTGGTTCAAGTAATACTGCTTTAACTTTAGATACATCACAAAATGCAACTTTTGCAGGAGATGTAGATTTACCAGATGATAAAAGATTAAGGTTTGGTAATCAAGATCTTCAAATATTTCACGCAAGCATAGGTACTGGTTCGTTTATTCAAGAATCAGGTCCAGGAAGTTTAGAAATATACTCAGACACAGGTGTTAATATAAAGTCAGGAGCATTAGGAGAAAACTTTGCTAAATTTACTAAAGATGGACCTATAGAGCTTTACTATGATAACTCTAAAAAGTTTGAAACTAGAAATACAGGTGTTACCGTAACAGGTAATATTGTTATAAGCGGTACAGTTGACGGTAGAGACGTTGCTAGTGACGGTAGTAAGTTAGATGGTATTTCAGCTAATGCCAGAACAGGTACCGTTACACAGGTTAGTGTAGGTACTGGTTTAGATGTTTCATCAGCAACATCAGTACCAGTTATTGGTTTAGATTTATCAGAATTAAATGACATCGACGGAGATGATCCACAGATAACAGATTTTGTTGTAGTTTCTAGTGAAGGTGAAAGTGCTAGATGTAGTTTAGCAGATACTAAGGTTGCTTTAGGAGTTAATAAAAATCAATTTGTTTTAAATAGTAATTTTTCAGATGACGTATCTACTACTAGTTCTACGTATTTTCCATTTAACTCTTTAACAGATGGCACATCTAGTCAATATTATCGTCATTGGGCTGCTCCATGTACAGGCAGAGTTAAAAGAATAGTAATGCAACACACTTCTGGAAGTATGAGTAGTGGTTTTACTACAACGTTACAAGTTTATAAAAATGGTTCAACTTTTACAACATCAGGATCTTTAACGGTTACAACAACAAGCGACGGTGGTTATATAGAATATAATCCTACTGGATCAGGTGTTGCTTTTGTAAAAGGAGATAGAATTAGAATTAGGTTTGCAAAAAGTGCAACTGGTAAATACTGGAGAGGCGTTGCTGCTTCTGTAATAATAGAATTAGATCAAGTATAATTATGGCAAATATAAACGACAACATAAGAGGTAAAAAGCTATTTAAAGAAGGTACTTCAAAGCAGTTAGCTGTTAGAGGTGGTGACGGTGAGTTTACTGTTTCAAAGGAAATATCTGATGATCTTGCTGCACTTACAGATATTAGCGAAGTATTCAACGACGATGGTCTGTACCAGATAAATAGATTCTTAATAAAACAAATAGAAGATTTAAGAACTGATGTAGAAGAATTACATGGTTTTATAAAAGATGCTTTTGGTAAAGATTCATCTTCTGCTTCCTCAAAAGGTGGTAAAGGTGACACAGGCTCAGCTGGAAGTAAAGGAGACAAAGGAGATACAGGTAATACTGGATCTGCTGGATCTGCTGGATCTAAAGGGGACAAAGGAGATACGGGTTCTGCTGGTTCTGATGGTTCAGATGGCAAAGATGGAAGTGACGGATCCAAAGGAGATAAAGGCGATAAAGGTAGCACAGGGTCTCAAGGACCAAAAGGTGACACAGGTAACACAGGTTCAGCTGGTGGAAAAGGAGATAAAGGTGACACAGGATCTGCGGGTTCTGCTGGAGCAAAAGGTAGTACTGGTTCAGCTGGTTCTAATGGAACTAACGGAAGTCCAGGCGCGAAGGGAGATAAAGGTAACACAGGAAGTACTGGATCACAAGGTCCTGCTGGGTCAGATGGAACAGACGGTAGTGATGGAGATAAAGGTAATACTGGTGCAGCTGGAGCCGCTGGAGCTAAAGGTGACACGGGAAGCACAGGGTCTCAAGGACCAAAAGGTGACAAAGGTGATACAGGGTCTGCGGGTTCTGCAGGTGGAAAAGGAGATAAAGGTGATACTGGCGCCGCTGGTTCGAATGGATCAAATGGAGCTAAAGGTGACAAAGGTGACACTGGAGCGGCTGGATCAAATGGTTCAAATGGAAGCGCTGGTGCTAAAGGAGATACAGGCGATGCTGGAAAAAATGGTAGTAATGGATCTGCTGGAGGCAAGGGTGATAAAGGAGATGCAGGAAGTGCCGGAGCTAAGGGTGATAAAGGCGATACAGGATCGCAAGGACCTGCTGGTAGCAATGGATCAACAGGAGCAAAAGGTAATACAGGCGCAACTGGAGCCGCAGGGGCAGATGGTAAAGACGGTAGCGACGCTTCAGTAAGCGGTGCAACAACTAGTTTTAGTGTGGGTAAAGTAACATATACATTCTCAAATGGATTACTAGCTACAGCTAAGTAATTTATAAATCACTATAAATAAGTGATACTATATATATAAGTTAAACAATTAAATATAATAAAATGGCAAAAAAAATTAAAAAAGAAGAATTAAAAAAATTACAAGGCGTAATTAGTGAGTTAAATCAATTCAAATTAAAGATTGGTGACATTGAAGTGCAGAAGCATATACTACTGCATCAAGCAGCTACAATTGAATCTGAAGATCTTAAAGAAATTCAAAGCAACTTAGAAGATACTTATGGAAAAGTTAGCATAGATATTAACGATGGTTCTATAACTGAAATAAAAAAAGATGAGCCTAGTAAGGAAGATTAGTATAGGTAAAGATTATAAAAACGACTCAATGCACTACTCAGTAGGCCAAGAAGTTTATGGTGGTCATACTATAGATTGTATAATAGAAGAAAATGACAAGTATTCTATATACATAAAAAAAGGAGTAAACACGCTACCTTGGAAAGACTTTAATAAAAACATGGCTATATCAGTTGAATATAACTTAGATTATTAATGAAAAGTGTAACCAACTTTATAATCAAACCAAAAGAAACCAGATACAACAATATTAAAAAAGTAGGTGATAAAGATCTTATATTAAACACTGAGATCTTTACTCACCAAAACGTTAGCAGAAATGCTATAGTTTTAGAGACACCTACAATAGGTTGTTCAGAGGTTAGACAGGGTGACGAAGTTATAGTACATCACAATGTTTTTAGAAGATGGAAAGATATTAAGAATAGAGAGCAAAATTCAAAGTCTTTCTACAAAGAAGACATGTATTTTGTTATGCCAGATCAAATATTTGCATACAAAAGAAACGACGTATGGAGAGCTGTTAAAGGCTTTAGCTTTGTACAACCATTAGAGAATACAGATAAGTTCTCTATGGACAAGGAAGTGCCTTTAAAAGGTGTTATAAAACACATAGATCCAGACTTAATGGATAAAGATATATATTTAAACTCTTTGGTTGGGTTTGCACCTAATTCAGAATATGAGTTTATAATAGACGGGCAGAGGTTATACCGAGTTCCCACTAATGCAATTACAATTAAATATGAATATCAAGGAAACGAAAAAGAGTATAATCCAAGCTGGGCATAAAGCAGTTGAGGAGCTTATCAAAGTAGCTAAAGAAGCTATTGTAGATTCAGGAGATGATATAACAGCTGATAGACTTAAGAATGCTGCTGCAACAAAAAAACTAGCTATATTCGATGCTTTTGAAATATTGAATAGAATACAGGACGAAGAAGATATGTTAAACAATAAAACTAAAGAGGTTGTTGAAGAAACATCTTTTGGTGGATTTGCTGAAAGAAGATCTAAGTAATGTATAATCAAACTTTATTTAAGGTTGTAGAACCTATAAAAATAAATACCATAAAAAGACTTAACAAGTCTAAAAAATGGAAATATGGTTATAACAAAGAACATGATATTGTTGTTATAAGTAAAACTGGTGAAATAGGTGAAATATACGAAATACAAAATTTTAAAATAGCTTTACCTAAACCATTAAACCCTCATAAGTTTAGTGAAGATAAATGGGAAGTAACTGAATATCCTAAGGAGCTTAAAAGAATAAAAACAATATTTGATTGGAAAAATTATCCAGATGATTTCAAAAAACAATATATAGATTACATAGAAAATGAGTTTAAAAAAAGAGATGAAGGTTTTTGGTATATTAACAAAGGTGTTCCTACTTACATCACTGGCACTCATTATATGTACCTGCAGTGGTCCAAGATTGATGTTGGGCAACCAGACTTTAGAGAAGCAAATAGATTATTCTATATATTCTGGGAAGCTTGCAAAGCAGATACAAGATGCTACGGAATGTGTTACCTCAAAAACAGACGTTCAGGATTCTCTTTTATGGCTTCAGGAGAAACAGTCAACCAAGCTACAATATCATCTGATGCTAGATTCGGTATCTTATCAAAATCAGGACCAGATGCTAAAAAAATGTTTACTGACAAAGTCGTACCAATATCCGTTAACTATCCTTTTTTCTTTAAACCAATACAAGACGGTATGGATCGTCCAAAAACA